GCTGACTGCCGCGCCGTTCACGCCTCAGTGCTGACAAAGAGGCGGCGTTCGGCGCGGCGCCTGCGGCTCAAGCCCGCCACCACCCGCCCGCCCGCCTTATTCCACAGCAAAAAGCTGTCGGCCGCCCCGGCCAAATCCTGGCGCATCAGCTTGCGGCATACCGAACTGGCGCCGAACGCGCCCAGCCCGATGTTGTAGGCCAGCGACACGCAAGCGGCCAGCCTGGCCGGCGGCTCCAGATGCAGGGCCGGACAACGCTTCAACACCCCCAGCAGATACTGGCCGACGCGGCGGCGCAACATCGCATCGGCCTGCGCCTGCGTCCACACCATGCCTTCGGCCACGCCCAGCGTCTCACCCCAGCCGATGGTCCACACGCCCACCAGATCGCGGTAGGCGCGCAGGCGGCAACCCTCGAAAGCGCGGATCAGCGACAAAGCCTGCTCCAGCGCATCGTCCGCCCGCCTCATTTCTGCTTATCGAAAACGCGGCCCACGAACCAGAAGGCCAGGATGCCGGACAGGATGGCGCGGTCCTCGGCATCGTAAATGCGCAGGATCGCCTCCCAGCCGCCGATGCCCGACTGCAGCGCCACCACGAACATCGCCAGCTTGGCCAAGCCATACATCAGCAGCACGTAATAAGTCGCCAGCGGCCGCACCAGGAAATTCAGCGCATCGGCCCACCAGATGCCGAGCGGCTGCATCTGTCCCTGCAGCGCCGTCTTCTGCGCGTCAAGCAAGGCCAGCGCCTGCTCCACGCCGCCCTGATACTCCACCAGCGCCTGCTGGCTGGCCGCGCGCGTTTGCTCCAGCTGGAACTGGCGCTCCAGCATTGCCAGCTCATGCGCGTTATCGGTTTTCTTATGCAGGAAGCCGAACAGCTCCGGCATCAGCCGCAGCAAGCCGCCACCCAGCATCGACAGCAAGGACAGAATCATGGTTTTCCTTTCAAATAACGAAGCAGATACGAGGCCAGCAGCCACAGCGCCAGCAGGACCAGGGGCAGCAAGCCATGCCAGGTCCCCAGCGGCACGCGCCGGAACCAAGGCGCCGCCACAAAATCCAGTGCCCCGGTCGTCAGCACTAGCCAGCCCAAACGCAGATGCGGCGCCGTCTCCGGCCCCATCCGGTTAATCGCGAAAAAAAGGCCGTGATACAGCAAGAGCAGCGCGGCCAGGTGGGAAAGAAAAGGCAGCATCACTGCCCCCCAAGCAAAGAGCGCAAACGGCGCAGTCCCACCGGAATCAGCACCTGCGCCGCGATACCCAGCGCCGCGCCGCCCGCGATGCGCGTAAAGTCGCCCACGCCCTGCAGCCACGGAAAATAATGCAGCGCCGCCACCGCCAGCACCGGCGCGAAAAAGCCCGCCAGCAAAGCCGAGCCCACCACCGTGCCGACAATCTTCAAAGCCGACATTGGCGGCAGATAAGACAGCGAGACAAGCCCGCCGAAAAAGCCCGCCAGCAAAGCGTCATACTGCACGCCGAACACCGACCCGCTCAGCGTGATCGTCCCCGCCGCAAGCGCGATGGAGGCCGTAGAACTCGCAGGTTCAGTCATAAGTCTCCTCAAAAGTAAAAGCCCCTTTGACCTGCATCAACGAATGTCCCACCCTGGTGTCAGGCACCAGAGCAGGACATTCTTTGATCTTGCGCAAACAATGTCCTACCCTGGTGCCTGACACCAGGGTTAGACATTGTTTGATGTGGATCAATGGGGACTAGGGTTTGCCGAAGCCGGCCTTGGATTTGCCGCTGTTGCCAGCATTGATTTCGGCCGTGGTCTGCCAGCCGGAGTTGTTGAAGCTGTGGGTGACGGATTCGACCAGGTAGTCGCCATCGGCTTCCGGCTTCACGCCTTGCAGGCGCACGGTCTTTTCGGCGGCGATATCGGCGCGGCCGGGCATGGTCAAGGATCCGCTGGCGGTGGCGCGGTTCAATGCGCTAAGCCGGGCCTGTGCCGCGGCTTTGGCGGCATCGGGCGTGGGGTAGACGTGGCGGTCGATGTGGGTGGCGCCCTCGCCCTCTCCTTCGCCGCCAGGTGCTCCGTCGGGATTGGGGATGTCGACGTCGATTTGCTTGCCGCTGGCCGGGTCGTGCGCCTTGGCCTGCACCTTGCCGAAAGCGGAGCGGTCGGCGAAGGTCAGGCTGTAGCGGCTCAGCATATACGGCATCAGCGTCAGCGCGGGCATGGCCTGACCGCTGGCCGATTGGCCGCCGCCACGCGGCAGCACCAGCAGCTTGCCATCCTTGACCGTGGCGGTCGCGCCGTGCGCGCGCGCCAGCCGCGTGATGAAGTGCAGATCGCTTTCGCCTAGTTGGTCGGCGCGCGCAATTTGCGCTTCGACCTTGCAGACCGGCTGCCAGCCATGCCGCTGCGCCAACTCGGCAACGATCGCAGCCAGGCTTTGGTTTTCGTAGCCCTGGCTGCGCGTACTTTTGGCCGACTGGCGCATATCCGCTCCCTTGGCGCGGATGGTGATCACGGCGGGCGGGCCTTCCAGTGCCACCTCGTCCACCTTGTAGCAGCCCATATAGCTGAGGCCTTGTCCGCTCCAGCCCAGCGACACTTTCAGCAAGGCGCCCTTGGGCGGGATGGCGATTTTGCCGCCCCGGTCGTCGAGGCGGATTTCACAGCTGTCCGCTTCCAGGCCCGGCTTGTCGGTGATGCTGAGGCTCAGCAGACGGTCCTTGAACAGGGCCGTCACGTTCTTGTCGTTGGCGATGATTTCAAATTCTGCCTGCATCACGCCTCCTTCAAGACCACAGCTGGATGCTGTCGCGGCGCGGCGGTGCCAATTCCGGCATGCGAATCAGCAGTCCCGCCGCATACGGCTGCGCCTGCGCCGCCAGGCCCGGATTGGCTTCGTACACCGCTTCCACCGTGCCGGCCATGAAGCCATAGTGGGCATGGCAAATGCGGTCCAGCACATCGCCGTCACACGTTCTGATAATCGTCGCCATAGCGCTTGAACTCCAGAGTGAAGGTTTGCTTGCGCGCCGCGCCGTCGGCCATCAGCGTTTCCTGATCCTCGCTGAGCGACGTCATATACCAGCGGCCCAGCACTTCGCCATAGCCGGTGGTCAGCAGCAGCGGCTTGAGCGCGCGGCCGACGGCCCGCAGCTTCTCCAGCTCACCGCCGCCTTGCCGGAAGGCCGCGTAAATCGCGCCCGACAGGGTCAGGCTCTCGCTGCCCTGGCCGACCGCTTGCAGCGCCTCGGGACGCGACAGCCTTTCCTGCGCCGCGATATTGAAATTGGCCTGACGCTTCAGATGATCGAAAGCCGTGCCGGACAGGCCAAAGTGATAACGCGTGCCATCCTCGGCGCTCAAAATCAGCAGATGCGGTGTGGCCGCAGCGGCAGCCGGCGCGGCATCATCGGTCTTCTTGGCCAGCGACGACACGGCTTGCGCCGCATCCGCCGCCGCGCCGCCTGGACCGCCAGCGCCAATACCAGTCAAAGCTTTGAAGGATTTGCTCAAGCCGCCAACGGCCGCCGTCAGCTTGCCCGCCGCCGCCTTCACTTCCGCGATCTTGCTGGCGGCCAGCTTCTCAGCGCCGTTGCGAAGCGCATTCAAGCCACGCTGAATGGCCGTGCCATCGGCCAGCGGCAGCACGCGGTTCAAAGCGCCCTGCGCCGCCGTCACCAGCTTGGTAGCGTCATCGATATGGCCCACTACCCGCGCCGTCAGCTTGCCCACCCTTTCCTTACCGTGATCAAGACGCGCATTCACCTTGTCGCTGATGTGGCGCGCCCTTTCCTCCGCGCGCGCGATCTCGCCGGTCGCGCGATTGATAAAGTCCTTACTGCCCATATCAGGCTCCTTGTAAATGCGCCGTATCGCCTAACAGGGAACGGCTTTGCTGCGCCTGGAAATCCTTGAATTTGCTGAACACCAGTTGCGCCAACTTGTCGGCCAGGATGGCGGGGTCGCGTGCATCGCCCTGCACATTCACCGTGATGCTGGGCGTGAAGTTCATCTGCGGCGGAGCCGTTGCCGCACTGGCTGGATTCGCAACGCCTGCACCCGGCGTCATTTGGCTCATCAGCGCACTCGCGGCCGCACCGGCCGGAACGCCGGCCGAAAAGCCAATCCCAGGCATCGTCATTCCGGCGCCTATGCTTGTCGCACCGAGTCCCGCACCAGCAGCCGTAGCGGTTTGCGCGACCAGGCCTGCTTTTGCCTGCTGCATCAATTGCCGCGCCGACGTGGATGCTGACGATGCGTCCTTTTCCTGCATCAGCGATTTGGGCGCATAGTTCAAGGCTTTGTCGCCAACTTTCGACCACAGCCACTCACCCGCCATGGAGCCAAGCGCCGTACCAACCGGACCGCCCAGCGCCGTGCCAACGAGACCGCCTACCGCCATCGCCCCCATGCGGCCGATGGCAGATGCCTTCTCGCGCCGCGTGCCATCACCCGTGAGCGTCCGCACTGCCTGGAAGCCAGCGATAGCCACACCGGCAGCCCCCATCAATTTGCTCGCGCCGCCAAGCCATGGCATGGTGCGTCCAGCGACGCCCGAAGCCTGCGACCAAAGACCACCGGCACGCGCCGCCATGCCACCAAAACTGCCGCCAATCCGTCCGCCGATCCGGCCAAGCATGCCGCGCGCGCCACGGTTTGCGGCCGGAGCGCCGGTCTGCGGCGTACCCGGCCGGCCCGCTTGCGCACCGCCAGCCCTGCCCGAGGAGCCTGCGCCAGCCTTGCCTTTGGCCTTGCTCTTATTCTTGCCGTTGCCAAACGATTCAACGCCCGATCCCGGCCAATTGGTGACGAAGACTTGCTGTACCTTGCCATCCGCAGCAGCGGCGGCATCCACCATGCCAGGCAGCTTGCCCCGGCTAAGCCAGGAACCGCGCACCACATCGCTTCCGCCGCGCAGCAGGCCGAAACCTGCCTTGCCAAGCTTGTAGGCACTGAATGCCGCGCCCAGGCCAACCACGCCCATTACAGCCTTGGGAGCGGCTTGCGCCAGATCACCCACGGCATTGGCAAGGCCTGACGCCACCTCCGCCGCCACATCGCTCATCGGACGAATCGCATCGCCGATCTTGCGCATGGCGTTGTCCATGGAGTTGCTGACGTCGTCCCACTTCTGCTTGGACGTGTCCAGGCGCTGCTGATGGTCGCTTTGCAGGATGTCGCCCACCGGCGCCATACCCGCCGTGACCGGTGCATCCTTCTTGATTTCAGCCAGCGCAGCCGTACTGCCTTTGGCATCCCACTTCTTGAACTTGTCCTTCAGGCTTTTCTCAGCCTCGGCGACGCTGCCGTCCTTCTCGACCTGCGCCTGCAGCAAAGCAGCCGCCTGGGTGACGGCGTCCTGGCCTTTCAAACCAAGCTTCTGCATGCGGTGCAGCAGATTCGGCATGGCCTTCGCCATTTCTGCCGGATCGATTTTTGCCGATTTCGATGCCTGCGCAATCGCCGACAACGCCGCCTTCATTTCGGCAGGCGATTTCAAATCGGACTTATCGCTGATTGCGCTCATCAGGGCTGCGGTCTGCTCCGAACCAACGCCCTGCCCCACCGAGAACTGCGCCAGCAAAGGCGCCAGCGCAGTCGCGTCATTGGCCTTCATGCCGTCGCCAACCAGCTGCGTCATGGCCTTCGCCATATCGGTCTGGCCCATGCCGCCTTTTACAGCGATATCGGCCAAGGCGTTGCCGATGCGCTGCTCCTCGGCCTGATTCTTGATGCCAGCCTTGATCGAGAAGTCACGCATCACGGCCTGATAGTCAGCCGATACTTTGACCACCTTCATCACCGGCTGGGACCATTCCTTCGCTTGCGAGAATGCGCCCTTGCCCAACTCCAGGCTCTTGCCCCATTTATCCAGGCCACCGGCTTTCATCTCAAGACCACGCGAGGCGCGGCCTAAACGGTCATACGACTCGGCCATCCGATCCAGTTCGATGCCATGCTTTTTCAGACTGGCATAGTTCGTCGTCAAGCTGGCATAAGTGGGCTGGGTCAGTTGCGCGGTCTTATGCATGTCGCGCATCTTCTGCTGCAGCTTTTGCGTTTCCTCGATCACCGCCCGCAACTCGGTCAACTGGCTGGCCTTGCTGCGCAAAGCGCTAATTCTTTCTTCCATATTCACCTCATAAGCCATGGCCTCACGATGCGGCGTCTTCCAGCCACCACAAGATATCGTCCAGCGTCATCGCAGCGATTTCGGATGGCTGGAAGGCGTACTCATTCGCCAGCCGGCGCGTCAGCATCTGCAACTGGCGCTGGCTCAGCGCCAGCATCGGAAACGAGGCGAAAATAGCCTTCCTGCAGACGGTGGTAATCGCTCAGCTTGAGCTGTTCCAGATCGGATGGCGCGACTTGCGCCAGACTGGCGAACAGCGCAAGTTCGCGGTCCTCGGCATCGTTCGGATGCTGCTTCTGCGCGCCGCGCATATCGCGCACGGTCGGCGCGCGCAGTTGCAATTGATTGGTCTTAACGCCATTGAAGCTTTCGGGACGCGACAGCGTGATGGTGACGGTATCGCCTTGCTGGCGCAGCCACGTATATTCCTGCATATGAGACTCCATAAATGAAAACGCCCGGCCATCTCTGGCCGGGCGTTCGTTAATCAATCAGCTCGAAGAAATCAGACGCCCAGCGCCTGACGCACTTCGGTCAGCTGATCCTTGCCTTCCACCACGCGGATGCCGGCGGCCGGGTCGATCTCCAGGACCACTTTGCCATCCACTTCCAGCTTGTAGTAAGCGCAAGCCACGTTGTACTTGGTCTCGGCCTTGTCGCCCGCCTTCCAGTCGCCCATATCCACTTCCTGCAGCATGCCGCGGAAGGTGGCGATGGCGGCGACAACGGCGCCTTTCTGGTCCTTGAAGGCGCCACGGAAGGTGCCGTTGAAAGCACTCTGGTCGGCCAGGCCGAAGAACTTCAGCACGTCGGGCGCCACGCCGGTCATGGAGAAGGCAGCTTCAAGCGCTTCCAGGCCCATATCCATTTTCAGCGGCGCATCCATGCCGCCGGCACGGTAGTCCTCGGTCTTGATTTTCAGCTTGGGCAGGGTCAGCTGGCTGGCCACGCCCGCATAGCTGTTACCGTCAACGAAGAGATTAAAGTTGTACAGGGTTTGTGGGATCATGTGCATTCCTCCTGATTAGTTATTGATGTTCAGTACTTCGGTAACCCACTGATTGGTTACCTCGATGCGGAAGTTCGGGTTCTCGGCCGGAGGCACGTCGGTGAAGCGGATATTCCAGTACACCTTGCCCTGCTCCAGCTGGCTCGCCGTGTTCAGCTCAGGGTCGGGATAGACCTCGAAGTTGATGATGCAGCCGGCATTGCGCAGATCGCGCATGAAGGCGTTCAGGCCCTCGGTCACGTCCTTCACATAGGTCTTGGTGATGCCACGGTCCACAGCCCATTTGTGGGCGTAGAGGATGGCGTCCATCACCATATCGGTGGTGCGCACACGGGTGACGAAGGACCATTTCGGATCGGACGACAGGGTGCGGTTGCCCCACAGGCGGAAGCCGCCGTCGCGGATGATGGTGCTGATATTGGCCTTGTTCAGCAGATTGGCGCGGCACGTCTCGTCACCATCCAGGAACTCGACCGGACGCTTGGTGCCGACCACGCCGACCATTTCCTTATTCGATGGCGAGATCCAGAAGCCGTACTCCTGGTCGGTCCACGCGAACAGGCCGGCGGCGGCGGCCGATGCCGGTGCGTCGACGGCGGCATTGGCGGTGGTGTCCCACACGCGGATGCCCGGGTCGACCAGGTACAGGCGCTTGCTGCCGAATTTGGCGGCGTAGGCGGTAGCCGCATCATCGTCGGTATTCGGACCGTCGATGATCGCCACGGCGCGCAGCTTGCCCGCGATACCGTCCATGGCGGTGGCCACGGCCTGGGTGGCGGAGTGGCCCGGCGCCACCAGCAGACGCGGATGCAGGCCCAGGACGGATTTCGCGTCGAGCAGGGCTTGCAGGCCGGTGCGCGCGCCTTGCGCGGTCACGCCGCCGATCACGGCCGAGGTCTGGGCGGCAGCATCGGCCACCTGGGCCACGCCGACCGCCGCGATCACGGCATTGGTGCGGGCATAGACGGCGCGCAGGGATTTGTACAGATTGCTGGTCACGCCAAAGGCGGCGGCCGCTTCACGCAGCGAGGTGATCTTGACCGGCACATTCGGCGCGGCCAGGCCGGCACCCGGCGTATAGGTATCGACGATGCCGATGACCGAGCTGGATGGGGTGGCGATTGGACGGGGGCCGGTATCGACCAGGGTTACGGTTACACCGTGAAAGAAAGATGCTGGCATAGTAAATGGCTTTCAAAAAAAATTAGCAAAAATGGAAACGCATGCAGTTAATCATAAAACCCACAGCTCTCTTGAATAAAAAATGAGATGCCTGATGAGCTATATGAAGCTCCTAAAGAGGTATTTGGCGCCATTTTCATCTTAAATGGCTGTACTCCTGAATATACGGAAAAATTAACTCCGTTCACTTGTATACTCCCGCCTTGCCCACAGACAATCGTCACTTCAGCCACTTTCCCATCAGGGACAACATACAATATTCCACCTTGCCCAGCAGAATTAATGCAAACCCCAGGAGATAAAGAATAATTTATTTTTTTTAACATTTTTATTATCCATTCGATGTTTTAATTCCAGCTACCCTGACATCAACCTTACCAAAATCACTAGCTGCCAAATCAGCATTAATATCTGAGAAAAAACATATAGAAGAATTTTGAAAATTATGATAAGCCAAGGAGCTAGAATCCACTAAAGATTTTGCATTCGTATCAAAGATAAAAACCCTCCCATTCCCAACGATGAGGAATCTAGAGTCGCTTCCAATCTGCCTCGAACACTGAATTATTCCTGGGCTAAGAGAATACGGGATAAGAGCGTTCTGTGAAACTCCGCCTTGTTTTGGACTGATTCCGCTTTGCAAATTTCGCCCATAAACCCACCAGTATATGCCCGGAATGCTGTTCACGTACTCAGTTTGCCACGCAACATAATTTCCAGAAGAATCTTTTCCCAGACCGACAGAGCAAGCATTCCCAGCAGAGCCAGACAAGCTAGCTGCTGGAAAATAGGCTCCAGAAACTGAATCAACAAACCAATTCGAATTGTTTCCCGAGTGAATGAAAATTTTTCCATCCAACGCTGACGCAGATGCAGTTATGCCAAAATTAAAAGGCAACGACATTTTATTAATTACTAGATTTTTCACGTCGAATGAAAAAATATTGGCGCCATCAAATGCATATATATATCTTTCCCCGTCAAAGCAAAAAGCTTGAGAACCAAAAGAATATGCCGTTTGAACTCCATTCACACCGCCTGACCTTCGATATAACATGGCACCATTATTAATTGCATAAAAGAAATTTCCGTAGGAATCAAAACAAAAGAAAGTAGCCGACCCAGCCAGTGGGGTGATGTTTTGCGATGTTACATTTGGATAAGTGGAAGAAGGAATTCTATCATTTTGATAAACAGTAGGAATTTGCCATTTGTAAAAATTTCCAGACCCAGAAATCAAGGTAAAAAACTCATTAAATTGAGCCTTTCCATTTAGTTTTATTTTTGCATATTGGTTTTGAGAAATTATTTCATTTCCACTTAGCCGACATGAAGTATCAGTTGAAAAAATTGAGACATCATCAATGGAAAAATTTAAATTTCGCGAAAAGTCATTAGTTATCTCAAAATCTTTTACAACAAAAACCTCCGAGCCTGACTTTTTAACAACATCGACGCCTTTAAGTAATTCTTGATACCCAAGGTTTTTGATATTACAGAGCTCAATTATTTCATCCATTTTAAATAACCTTAAGATAATTTACATATTTCCCATTAATCTTCAAAGCCACCTCATGGTCATGTATTTTTCCAAACAACTCTTCCTTTAGATTAAAAATTAAATCATTGATGTATGCTAAGCCATCTGAGAGCTTTGACAAGTCTGCCTTCCTCAACATTTCCTCACGCAGCCTCATAAATTCATCCTGCGTTTCTTTTTTATTAGCTTTTAGAGCCATAACATCTGAAAATGTAACAATATCATCTTGTGATTTTTTTAAAACCTGAACCACCTCTTTAAGAGTATCCAGGTCAATGTCATCACTAAACATTAAATCTTGCAAAGATTTTATTGCCTCGTCAATCATAAGAAATGATTCGCGCAACCTGATAACGTCATCCTTTAATTCATTCCCAGGATGCGGTAAAGGGAGTCCTAGATTGTATGTCTTGTTATTTATCAAATTCCTCTCCTAGATCGCCATTGCACGAAGATTCTCAACTTCGGGCCGAACATTCGCTGAACCGTTCAGAACCACTTTTACTTTCGCCGAGGTCTTGCTGAATGCAGTAACCTCGTAAGTCAGTTCATATTTATTCGAACCAAGCTGGCGCGAGGAGATTTGCGGCATGTCAGCGTAAATATCGGCTGGGTCTGAACCAGCCACCTTGACTGAAACCCCAGCACCAGAAGGCAACGTGGCGTCCAGTACTACGCGAATGCGGCTGTTGGCTCCGGCTGGAAAAGCGACTGACACGTAGTCGGCAGTAGCTTTTACAGCACCGAAGATCAGCTGAGTACCTGGATATAGCACCGGCGTTGCCGCTGCTGTGCCAGACAGCTTGGCCGTCACACCCACGTTGCCGGTTTCGGCTTTCGCCAGACGCAGTGGCTGGCCTTCGGCCACGTTCACCGATGCACCGCTTGGTAGTGCCAGCGTGTATTCGACGCGCGAGTTGAACGTAGGAGATTCGGCCAGCGAGAGCAGCAGTAGGTCGGTGGCGTTGGATACGGAGACTGAACCCAGGTCTACGTTGCGACCGGTTTCGGAAAACACGGGCTTTAGCAACTCAAAGGTCAGGTCACGGTCTTGGTGCGCAGTCCACGTCGAGGCGTTCGAAGAAGACAGCAGCACGCCCACCTGATATGGTTGAGCCGACACACGTTTTCCTGCGTTGTTGTCCCACATATTCATCTCGGCGACGGCCAGCTTGGTGACGGCGTCGTTGCTCTGCACGACCAACGCATACTCGGTGTTTGCATCAATCCACACCGGCGCATCGAACACGATCTGGCTTGGACCAGACGTGGCGATAGCGGTTGGCAGGATGCGGCCTTCAGCGTGAATCACGTTGTTAGGCACACCGGCGATCACGCCACGAATCTGCGCCACGACGGGCGAGGTGCCTTTCGCGGTGAACCACAGTTTCACGCCAGCCAACTGTGTGGACTGCGGCAGCGTGAAGGTTTGCGCCAGCGGGTCGGAGCGGTTTTCGGTGATGCGCGTGACCATCTGGCGCAGTTCGATCAGACGGGTGCCTTGACCCAGGAAGGTTGCGCTGCCGCGCGAGCCGCCGGCGCCGCCGAAGTCCACGCGCTTGGCGCCGGCCGGGATGTTGGCCGGAATCTGGAAGCTGCCGCTTACGATGCCTTGGGCATTCGCTTGAATTGCCATTAAGTTTCTCCTATCAAGGGGTCGGGGTGACGTTGATGCCGTCAAAGGTGACGCTGCTCAGCACCTCGTTCGGGCCGAAGCCGGCCAGCGTGAACTTGATCTGCAGCTGGCGCAGCTTCTCGGCCGCCTGGCTGGTCGAGGACAGCAGATTGTTCGAGGTGCTCACCGATGTCGATTGCAGATTGCCGCTGCCGTTGATGATGCGCGTGGTCAGCGGGCTGCTCCAGGTGGTATCCACCTCGGTCCAGCGGTCGATGGCAGGAACCAGCGTCACATCGGCCGGAATCGGGTCGAAGGCGGAATACGGATTGATCAGCATCTCGCCGGTGCGCATCAGCTGCGACAGCACAGGGGCCAGCGTGAAGTTCAGCGTTGCGGGCTTTTGTACGTCGGAGCCGACCTGGTTCGGCACGGAAGTCACCGGCAAAGTCAGCTTGCCGCCCACAATCGCAGCCGTTTGCGCTACGCCCTGGTCACGCAGATCATCGTTCAGGAAAGGATCGACGAACATGCCCTTCTTCAGGCTCGTATCGCGGTTGGCCGCGTCGGTCTTCAGCACCTGCTGCGCGATCATCGACGACAGGTAATCCATACGCGCATTGATGTTGGCGATGTCCTGCATCGGCACCACGCGCACGCCGTCGTTGCTGACGGGACGCATGGCCTGCCAGGTCTGCTGCACGCTGGCCAGCGCCAGCAAGGTATCCGGCACGGCGGGCGGTAGCGGATTGATTTCGGCGGCTACGCCTTTCAGCCATACCAGGCCACCATCGGCATTCACACACAGGCGGTCGATGCGCGGCAGTTTCTGGCTATAGCTGACGAAGATTTCGCTGCTTGCCACGGCGCCGGTCACGGTGAAGCCGGTATCGTCGATGGCGGTCGGCGTGATGGTGGTGCGGTACTGGTAAGTCACCTGATACGTAGTGCCGGGCGATGGCTCGGTGCCGGGCAGGCTCCAGTCCACCATGTCGGAACTGAGCTTGTAGTCGGTGCCGGCGGCGTAGGTGGTGCCGCCCAGAGTGACGGAAACGATCTTCGATACCGAGGTATCCGGCAACAGGTCCTTGGCATTGGTGAAGCTGCCGTGCACCACGCTGGCGGTTTTCTCGCGCAGGATGCTGACCGAGGCGATCGAAGCCAGCGGCACGCGGTTCACGTCCACGCGCTGCGCGGCAACGGTGGCGGAGATATGCGACTCGTCGCCGATATTGCGCAGGTCGGGCGTGGCGTTGTGCAGCACGCGGCGGCTGGTGGGCAGCGCCACGCCGAAGCCGTTGACGCGCGCCCGGCCTTCGGACACGGTGTAGACCTGGGAGCCGCTGACGTCGGCCGCAGCCGCCACGTTCAAGCCGGACACCACATAGGAGCCGCCCGAGCTGTCGCGGTCATAGCGGGCCAGCGCCTGGGTCACGCCATCCAGATTCGGCGGCGCTTCCTTGGCGCGCAGCACGCCGTTTTCAACCTGATAGATGGGGTAGAAATCACCAGTACGGCCATCGTTCTCCACACCCCACACCGGCACCAGTTTCTGGCGCGCGGCGCCCGGTTCCTGGTAGCCGCGCGTGCCGGATGCTGGATTGCGCAGCGCAGGCGCTTCCAGTTCAGTGACCACGCTCTCTTTCAGGTACAGGCCAATGCTAACATTGCCGATCACGGGAATGGTGAGCTTGGACGAAGCCACGGCGCGCACGCTGCCGCGCAGGTAGACGGCGCCCGCTTCGCAGATGGTTTCGCCGCTGTCGGGATCGACGCGCACGCGGGCATCGCGCACAATGTCGCCGTCCTTGAACAGGGCGTCGCCGATGCCTTGCAGGCGGGCCACGGTGGCCGACTGGATTTCATTCAGCTCGGCCGATTGCAGCACGCGGTCGGAGCGGAACAGCACCTGTTCGTAGTTGTCGGCCGGGTTAAAGCGGTTGTAATACTGTTCAATCATAGTTTTGCTCTCGCTTAGAATGGCAGCACGTATTCGAACGTCTGCCGGATGGATGGGCTGCGCACGGTTTTCTCGAAGCGTTCCAGCGCATACAGCTTGCCGGGGTGGACGATGTCGGCCGGGACGAAGTAGCGTTGACCAGGCGGCAGCTCGGGTTTGAGCACGGTGCCGAGGAAGATGCCCACTTCGCGCAGCTGCGAAGCCGGCGCGTCGAGAAAGTCGAAGACAAAGCGCGTGAGCAGCCATTTGGTCGGCGTTTCGCTGACCGTGTAGCGGCCGCTGACGACCGAGATTTCGCCGTTTTCGTCGGGCTTCACGAAGCGCACTTCGGTGGCCACGCGGCGGCCGATTTCGGCCACCAAGGTGGCGGCGTTATTCGGCTCGGGCACGGCCTTGCTGTCCCATGCCGGGTCGCCCGTGCCCCAGGCCAGGTGGATGGGGCGCGATTTGACCGCTTCGGCCAGCGCCGCGCGGCCGTCGTCTTGCAGAACTGCCATATCAAGTTCCCTTGTTAGTAAAAGTGATGGTGGATGGGATGGCTACGCGCCATGGACGGGCATCCCAGCCGCCGGTCCAGGTTTGCGGCCGGTAGTGCGAACCGCTGGTGCCGGTGAACACGGCGTCGTACTCGAAGCCGAAGCTTTGCGGCCGTTCGAACGCAGGCAGCGGGCTTTGATGCAGGCTTTCGCTGAAGCGGTCGATCACGATGTGGCGCCAGGCGATGTCATGGCTATCCAAACGGTCGCCGTCCAAGCGCATCGGGTTTTCCACGATGCCGTAGGCGGCGCCGAGATGGCTGTTGTAGTCGTCCAGGCCCACTACGTCGCCATCGAGCACGGTTTGCGAATACGCCAGCGTGCGATGCGCCGTAATGGTCGGCGGTTCGGCTGGCAGGTCGCGCATCGTGCCGGTAATCAGTTGGCCGATGATGAAGCGGCCATCGGTCATGATTACGCTGTCCAGCGTCCAGGTGTCGAGCATTACCCGGTCTTCATACGTCGCCATGCCGCAGCGCGCCGCGGTGCGGGCGTGATCCGGCTGGCCGGCGGCGATACCGGCAATGCCAGTGCGGCGCGCCGCAAAGGACAGCTTGATGCCACCGATCAGGATGCCGGAATCGTCATCCAGCAAGCCGCCGTCGAGCAAGCCATCGTCAAGGCGCAGCGGACGCAGGTCGTAGCCGTGGTACATACGGTAGAAGTGCGCATGCGCCGGCAGCGATTTGCGCACCAGATGCACGATATCGTTCAGCCGCAGCTGGGCATGGGCGTCGCCGGGATCGATCTGCAACCACGCGCCATCCTGTTCCAGCTGAGTGTCGAAACCGATCCAGGACAAGGCGCGCTTGACCGAGGCCACCGTGCCGCGCTGGCGCAGCCAGGGCAGGCCTGCGGCAATCAGCTTGTCCGTGCTCTCGAAGTAAGGCGCGAACTCGCCGAGCTGCCATTCCGCCGCCAGCCACGGCGCGAACGCGGCTGGCGGCTGGTGGCGCACGCCGCCCGGCGCTGCGGCGGCCATATCGAGCACGCGGCGCGGCGCGGTACGGGCCAAAGCACGTTCCAGCGGTGACGTATTAGGCGGCAGCAGCCTTGCCGCATCCGCCACCGCTACCACGCCACACCTCCGTCAGCGATGCGGATGCGGCCCGGTACCGCGTACTCGTTCGGCGCCACGGTCACGCCGCTCGACGTCAGCTCGACGCGCGACACGCCCGCCACATGCAGACGACCCGACAGCCAGGAAGTCGGCACATCGCGTCCGAGGCGTGCATAGTCGGCGATCTGCTCCGGCAAGGCCGCCTGCAATTGCACCGCCAAATCCAGCGGAGCGCTGCTCTCGCGGTAGACGGTTGCACTCACATCGAGCGGACGGGCCACGGCGAGTGCAATGCTGAGCGGGATGCCGATCGGCTTGGCGTCGTCAGCCGCGAAAGCCGTCTGCACCGCCGCCAGCACCGCCTTGCCGTCGGCATTCGCTTCCGGCCACACGGCCAGCGCCACGCTGCCCGGCTGCGCCGCCATGATGCCCGCGTCGTGCACTTGCGTGCTGGCCGACAGGGCCACATAGCGGTACTGCTCCGGCGTGCCGTTGGCCGCCAGCGCGGCGGTGCGCAATTGGCAGCGCAGGCGCAGACGCTCGTCGCTTTCCTCGGCCAGGCGCTGCACGTTGTAGAAGGCCGCCGCGTGATCCAGATCGGCGCCTTCGGCAAAACCCAGCAGGTTGGCGCGCGCCGCGTCGTTGATGCGGGCGCGGATCTGCAGCTCGCGGTAGGCGGACAGTTCCAGCAGCTTGACCACCGGATCGGATTCCAGCGCCGCGTTCCAGCCGCCGCCCATCAGCGCGCGGAAGTCCTCCAGCAGGCTGGCGTAGATCGCCTCGAAGTCCAGCGGCTCCACCACATCGGGCGGCGGCAGTTGGCTCAGGTCGATGATGTTCATGTTTGCACCTCCAGAATCGTGGCTTCGCCGAGGTATTCGCCGCTCAGCCGGAGACTGACGCGGCCATCGACGATGGATTCCACCGCCACCGCCTTCAGCTTCAGGCGCGGTTCCCAGCGGCCAAGGGCGCGCGCCACTTCGGCCTGCACCGAGGATTTCCAGCCCGGCGTCACGGGCAGGTCCACCAGGCGCGGCAAGTCCGAGCCGTATTCGGGACGCATGCGGCGGCTACCTTGCGGCGTGGTCAGGATGTCGCGCACGCTCTGCACCAGATGCGCCGTGCCGCTGATCGGCTGGCCGCTGCGGCTATCCATGCCGACAAGCGCCATTTCAGGCCGCCACGCGCGTCACCGGCACGCGTTCGAATTCGGACGAGGCGTCCAGGTAGTTCACCAGCTCAGGGCTGGCGGCCGTGATATGGCTGTGCATTACGCGGTGCTCGGTGCCGTCCGGCAGGATGATGGTGCGGCACTTGTATTCGGTATCGCGGAAGACCACGGGGGATTTGTTATCGGCTTTTGCCATGTATGACTCCTGAAATGAAAAATGCCCGCACGGGGCGGGCATTCGTTGATGAAGATGTTTCGTTTAATGCGAGTGGTGGTTGCTGTTGCCGCCGCTGTCCATAATCGAGCCGGAAGCATCCACGTCGCCGTCCACGCTGATATTGCCTTGCACGCTGAGCGCGCCCTTGAACGTGGTCGATGGGCAGTCCACCAGCAATGACGGGCATTTCAGCGTGACCGCGCCGCCCGAGGTGACGCTCACGGTTTCCGCGTTCTCGATGCTGACGGTCTTGCTGCCCTTGACCTGCAAGGCGCCGTTCTCCCAGTCGTATTCGATCAGGCAGCCGTCGGGCATCTTCCAGGCCACCACTTTCGGGCGCTGGTCGTTGGCCTGCTGGTGCTGCTGCGAATAGAAGCCGGGCAGGATGAAGCCCGCCGCCGGTTCGCCCGAAGGCGATACCAGCAAGGCCTGTTCGCCCACCGAAGGCGGACGCCAATGCCTTACCTCGCCGCCACCAAGACTGAGCCAGGGCAGCGGTGCCGACACCCATTGCCCTACTTTCAGGCGGCAGCGCGCGGCGCCATGATCCACCGATTCCACGATGCCAGCCTGGATCAGCGTCGCCAGGCGGCGGTCCATTTCCGCGATCAGATATTGCATGGCTTACTCCTGGCCCGCGGCGCGGTACTGGGCTTCCTTGCCGCGCCCCGTTTCGGGATCGAGGCCCAGCATCAGCGTCAGCTTCGATTCGTCGCCATATGGCCAGGCCGGCGCGCCCAGTTCGATATCGTGGCTCCATTCCACCAGCCAGGCCAGACGGCCGGCGGCGGGCGCCTGTGAAGTATCGGGACCGGCCTGCGCGAACTGCGCCATGCCGACCGGCAGACCCCAGTTCTCGTTCTTCAGCGCCAGCGCCAGGCGTGCCGCCAGTTCGCGCACCGCGATTTCGGCCTTGGCCTGGGCCGCGTTCACCAGCAAGCGCGCTTGCAGACGCACGGTCAGCGCCTGCTCGCCGCTACCGGGATCGCGTCCCGGTTTCATATCCGCCAGCGTGAGCAGCACGGCAGGCAGGGCCAGGCCGTCTTCGCTGGCTGGGTAATGGCCGATAAAACCAAGGCCGGACAACTTGGCGGCAAGTCCGGCCTTGATTGCCTCATGCAGCTGTTCGATGTTCTGTAATGTAGACATAGCTCCGGGCGTAAAAAAACCCGCAGGGCGCGAGCCAGGCGGGTGGTGGGCAGAAAACAAAAAAGCCCGCCGAAGCGAGCCTTGAATGCAATTACTGCGATGATGACTGAATCATATACCCCCCGTAACAACCCCGTCAAGCACTTTTTTTCAGAAATTTCTAAACTAATTGAAATCACCCACCACGCCCTGCTCGCGCAGATAGGGTTCCAGCCGGTCCAGCGCCACCATTTCCAGTTCATGCAGGCGCTCGCGCAGCTTGCCGTAACCACGCGCATACGCCATATGGTTGCCGCCGAAGTTGCGCGCCAGCTCGCGGAAGCTGATCTCGATGCCATTATGGTTGGCATACAGCTTGCCGATCATACAATCGATGGCGAAAGGCTTGAGGTTGGGGAAGGATGGCGCCAACCAATCCGACAAGCCCTTGATCGCATCGATGCGCTCGGCCGAGAAGGCAAAGCGGCGTACGCCGTTTTCATCCTCCACATCGGTATGACCGAAGCGCGCCTGCAAGGCCCACATTTCGGTGCGCGGCAGCCGGGTCTTGACCGCGCGCACGATCAGCGCGCATTGCGCCCTCACCTCCAGCGGACTCAGGCCGCTGAAATTGACGCGGCCCGAGGGCTTGCCGCGCAACTGCTGCAGCCAGGCGTGCTGCTCCGCACTCATATTCGATGCCGATTCCAGCGCACGGATCAGCAGCTTGCGCAATGGCGCGTCCTGCAGCGCCTGCTGCGCGGTGATCTGGTATGCCACGTGCACGGCCTGCTCCGCGCTGCTGAAGATTGCGTCCTGATTGCCGATTGCCGCCGCCTGGATATTCATATTGCCCACATTGCCCTCCTTCACTGTCCACAAGGAAATTCTTGCCAATACGGACAATATATACGAGAATGGATACCTTATCAATGCGCGAATGAATAGAAAATTGTCGCCAACTATCCACGCATGTATATTGAAACCATGGACATTTCTACTAGACTCGACGCCGCCATGAAGGAGGCGGGCTTCGTCTCGCAAAGTGCGCTGGCGCGCGCTTCCGGCGTACCGCAGCCAACGATCAACCGCATCCTCAAAGGGGTGGGCAAAAAGGGGCCGGAGGCGCATACCCTGGTGCAGCTGGCCGCCGCCTGCAACGTCACCTTCGACTGGCTGCACGAAGGCCTCGAACCCAAGCACCGCGCCCTGCCCGCCGAGTTCACGCCGGTAGTGGTGGCGCAGGACGATGACGAGCGCTTTTACCAGATTCAAAAGGTGAAGCTGCGCCTGTCGGCCGGCATCAGCGGCTTCAGTGTGGAGCCGGAAAAGCACGATGGCAGCATGCTGAGCATTCCGCGCCACTGGGCCGACCGCCACGGCTACATTCCCGAACGCCTGATCGCCATCAAGGTCAAGGGCGAGAGCATGGAGCCGGCGCTGTATGCGGACGATCTGGTCATCGTCAACACGGCCGACGCCAAGCCGCAGGATGGCGTGGTCTTTGCCGTCAACTACGAGGGCGAGCCGGTGGTCAAACGCCTGTCGCGCGACGCGGGACAATGGTGGCTGACCTCGGACAATCCCGACCAGCGCAAATACCACCGCAAGGTTTGCCGCGGCAATGACTGCATTATCATCGGCCGCGTGGTGCGCAAGGAAAGCGACCGGATCTAA